TCGCGCTGTAGAATTAATTAGTGGTGGAACTGGATACGATCCTGCCGACCCTCCAAGATTAACCATCGATGGTTGTGGCACTCCTGCTCAAGAAGCACTGCTATATCCAATCATTGATGAAGATTCGGGTAGAATTGTTCACGTTCGTGTTCTTCAAAGGGGTAGCGGGTATGATCCTCTAAGACTTAAAATTGTTCCCACGTCTGAAACACCAAATGTTTTAGACTCTTTTGATGTTAATAGAATCTGGCAAAATCATCCAAATTCATTGACAAGAGGCACCTTCCAGACTTCTGGTACACCTCCTGTTAAGAATGATAGACTTCGTATTGAGTCTGATAATAATCCTAAACCTACTTGGATATTAGAAGAGGCACAACCTGGAGGTTCTGGAAATATTGTAGACAGATCTTTTGACCAAGTTTTTATATATCGTGGTGGTAAAGATGTTCCTTATGAAGGAACTAGAAGTTTTCAAAATAATAAATCTTTAGGAATTCTGGCAAACGGTGGTTTATTACATACTCCAGAATGGGGTACTTTTGGCAATGCACCAACAAACTTTTCTATTGATACTGTAAAATATGATTATGTTAAAAATACTGACGCTAATGATGTAATTCTTGACAATTCGATTCATTACTATCAGACTAGTAAATTAATTAATGAATTTGATAATCCTAACGGCGTATTTCAGTGGGGGTCTTTAGAGCAGTTTGTTTGGAATATTAAGGTAGAGTTTAATAATGTCATGCTTTTCGTCGATAATGTAGACGAAACTCTAAATCCAATTGAAATTGGTAGGACGATAAATGAAGTAGGCGGTTCTTCTTCGGGAGAGATTGCAAAAATTGTCAGAAATGCTCAGAACCAGATTGTTAGAATTTATTTAAGAGATGTTGTAGGGACTTTTGAGACAACTGATTTTATTTTAGGATCTACGGGATTCACATTTAGAATTAATGGCGACCCGATTCTATTCCCAAATGGTCTCTTCTATATTGATTTTGGTGTTGATGCTCATGAGTTTGGTTCATTTATTCCTGGAGTGTATTATCTCGCCCCAGAAAATATTAAAGTTCAAAGAAACTATCTGATTATTTGGAATCAAACTGATGCGACAAATCAACCGTCAGCACACCACGCTCAAGGTCATCCAATGCAATTCAGTACGACCCAAGATGGTCTTCTGAATAACGGAACTTTATATTACAATAGTACAGGCGCATCTTCTGCACCTGCAGTAGATTATGAAGATGAGTTTAACCCACTCTTCATTATGAATGCAGATGAAAATAATCGCATTTATTATTACTGCAAAGTTCATCGTTATATGTCAGGATATGAAGGTGATGAAGGATACATGTATCTAGATCCTGCTATTGAAGAGGAAGAGGAACATGCAAATAACTACTATTATAAGAATTATTATCAAACCGATTCAAACGATCCAAACACTATTGATAGATCTCGTCATGTAGATGGTCACTCAAAAGTCCTTGGTATGTCTTTTGATGGATATCCTATTTACGGACCATTTGGATATACTACTGGCAGGACTGTCGGCAGAATGACGAGTTCGTTTAGATTTAAAACTACTGCTGAACTTTCTGGTACTAGAGAGGAGGTTGTAACTGCGAGCACTGTAACATATGCTGTTACTGTTTCAAATTCTAAATTTTATTTTGACGGACAAGAACAAGAATTACTGAATCTGAAGAGAGGGAAAACTTATATCTTCAATCAAGATGATGCTAGCAATACTGCTAATGGCAACTTCTTGATGTTCTCCTTGACTGAAGATGGTTGGCACAATACAGGAAGTTCACTTGATATTGGAACAACTTCATATCTATATGATGCTTCAGGTTTAGTTGAATATTATTTGGATGGAGTTCTAACACCATATGCCACATATTTGGGCGGTTTTGCTAGTGCGACGACAAGAGAAGTTCGTATTACTATTCCTGTAAATTCACCTAGGGTTGTTTATACTTTCTCATATTCAAATTCTGGTTATGGATCTCGTCTTGTTAATGAAGGATATATTCTTGGTGATTTGACTCAGGACTATATCTACGATTCTTCTGTAGGCAATCTTGACCAATATAATGGTAAGTACGTTGTTACCCCAGAATATCCGAATGGTACTTATGCATATTTCATGACAGAGGATAGTAGTGGGAATCCCGTTTATCCATATGCGATTGGTCCTCAGTACTATGGAACACCTATATTTGAAGGTGATGCTATTCCTGAACAAGTATCTGTTTTCCCAACTGAAGCAGAAGGTGATATTGTCCTTAATACTGATGGGACGGTATCTTATATTAAGATGACTAAAAACGGTGATAACTTCTTCGGTACAGCAAAAGCAGTTATTCTTGGGGGCGAAGGAACTGGTGCTGCAGCAACTCCTGTCACTCAAACTATTACTGGTCTATCGTTGTTAAACGAAGGTAGAAGTTATGCAACACCACCAAACCTTATTTTTGAAGGAGGTGGTGGACAAGATGCCGAAGGTGCAGCATCAATTGATACTCTCGGTAAAGTTACGTCAATTAATGTTGTTGATGGTGGTGAATTCTATCAGACAGAACCATATATTCTTTTGACTGGTGGTGGTGGACTTGGCGCAAAGGCAGAAGCAGTTATTAGTCAAGGTGCTATTACTGGTATCAATATTACTGATCCTGGAAAAGGATATACCTCCCCACCAAATATTGTCTTCACTAGACTTGTAAATCTTAAGCGTAAAACCAGATCTCGTCAGGCATTTAACTCCTCTGATATTTACTTGACAGGTCTGACTAAAGCACTCAGTTCTAGTGATACTACAGTTTATGTTTCTTCTACAGATGCATATCCAGGATCTGGTTCTCTCATAATCGATAAAGAAACTATCTCATATACTTCTAAAAGTAGAGGTAGATTTACTGGAATTACTAGAGGTGTTAATTTTAAATATGACCAAAGAGTTATATTAGACGACGGTCAGAATGATGCTAATGGAGATTCCAACTATAAGTTTAGTGTTGGTGATAGAGTAATTCGTAGGGTTGAGAGTGCTAATAATAAAATTGCTAAAGTATATGATTGGGATCCTAGCACTAGAGAACTTTTAGTTACGTTTGAAGTAGACGAACTCGCATTCATTGATGCTGGAATCCCTTCAACTACTGATGCTATCGTTCAGTTCGATGCTGGTGTTGCAAATAGTAGTGGGACGGGTGTTCTTCCACACACAATCATTGATGAAGTTGGTAGTAGTATATCTACATTAACTGTACCAATTGGAGCACTTGTAGATAAAGCGTTTGAGGATAATGATGAAAATGAAGATCCTTTGAATCCAGGAACATTCTTAGGAGATGGTATTGCAGATTTAATTAATACTGCTACAGATTATGCAAGTCAAATCAGTCTAGATGGTGGCATTTTCGATTCATTGTATGGTATTGAAGAGACTCAAGGTGGTCAAAATACTACATTACTTCAAGTTGGAGATAATATCAAAGACGCAGATATACCATTCAAATATGCCACAATTACTGCTGCAGGTGGATTGAGTGATGGTGTTGAACACCCTGTTCTTTTGACACTGACGTTGGATGCTTCTAATGGTAACGGTCAAAACTACAGTACAAATGAAGTTGTAACTGGTGCTATCTCAGGTATTCAAGGAACGGTAGTATCTTGGGATATTACTTCATCAAAATTAGTATTGAAGGACATTGTTCCTTTCAATACAAATAATGTTAATATTGGTGTAAATGGATATCTGTACGAGTTCTCAAGTAACAGTACAGTTGTTGATGTTGTTGTCGTGAATAACGGAACAAACTATACCGCAGTTCCAAATATTGTTATTGAAAGCACGGGTGATATTCAAGCAACTGGTACTGCTGTTATGTCAACATCTGGTGACCGAGTAGATTCTATAACCATTTCAAATGGAGGTTATGGAATCCCTCAAACAGTTGACAATAGTTATAATCTACACCCAACAATCACATTTACAAATACTGGTGGTGATATCACTGGTTCTGGTGCAGCAGCTCAGGCAGTTTTGGGTGGAGAAAATGTGACTGGTAATGGCGGAGCGAGTTATCGTATCAAATCTATTGAATACTCTACATTAGTTCGCTCGTAACCTTCATAAATAAACAAGAGGACAATAATCCCTTAGGAAATGGCAGCTCTATTAACTGATCAATTTAGGATTTTCTCAGCGAGAAAGTTCATTAAGGCATTGGAAGGACCCGATGCCACTCAGAGTGATGATGTAGCAGGTACAACGAGAGATCGTTTATACCTGTTCATTGGTCGTCCTCAAACTTGGGATAATGAAAATTCTCCTCCTCAAGCAGTAGATTCCTTTGAGGAATTTTCTGGTTCTTATGATGACATGATCTCTTTGAAGCGCGTCCTCGCTTCAGATACTGTTCAGGTTGTTCGTCGTATTGACTGGGTTTCTCCAGAACAAACTACAGGTGGACTTGGTTTCACCTATGACATGTATCGTCATGATTATTCTCCTAGCAAGACTGCTTCTTCTGGTGCTACCAAACTTTATGACTCAGATTTTTATGTTGTAAACTCACAATATCAAGTTTACAAAGTAATCTATAACGGCACATCTCCTTCGGATCCTAACGGCAAACCCTCTACAGTTGAACCTACAGGTTCTTCTACTAGTATTATCACTACAGGTGATGGATACCGTTGGAAGTACATGTATACAATTCCCGTTGCCTCAGTCCTTAAGTTTTTCTCCAATGATTACATGCCCGTCTTTACAAATGACGCGGTAAGAACCAATGCGGTTGCTGGAGAAATTGATACCGTAGTCATTAGTTCTGCAGGTTCTGGATATAACAACGGCACTTATGACAACGTTGCCATTAACGGCGACGGTACTGGCGGTAGAGTTTCTATTGTTATTGATGGTGGTAGAATTATTTCTGCTACTGTAACTTCTGGTGGTACTGGATATACATTCGGTAAAATCAGTATTGATTCTATTACTGGTATTGGTACTGGTGCTAGTGGTATTGTTGATGTTATTATGCCTCCTCCTGGTGGGCATGGTTCTGATTCTGTTGTAGAACTTGGTGCATTCCGAGTCATGGTTAATGCTAAACTTTCTTATGATGAAGGTGCTGGAGATTTTCCAATCGATAACGACTACCGTCGTATTGGTCTTGTTACCAATCCTCTGAAGTTTGGTACGGAAGAACTCATTTCAGACTTGACAGTTTCTGCTGCTAAAGCAGTCATCTTCTCTCCTACATTCCAAGGCAACTATGTTCCTGATGAAATTGTTACTCAAACAAGAGTTGTTGGTGGTGTAAGTATCACTGGTCGTGGCAGAGTGATTTCATGGAATCCTACTACTAAAGTATTGAAGTACTATCAGAACTCAATTGATGGTATTTTCCCTGAAGTTACAGGCACGCAAAACGAACTTGACGGTTCTAATGTTATTAGTGGGGCAACTTCTGGTG